GGTGATGGAGGTGGATATTCAAACTGTTGAAGCTGTTCATTCCATATAGGTTTTTGAGGCCCTAAACCTGCTGCATATGTTCCTGAAGCACCTTGTAGACTTTTTTGAAACTCTTGAGTTCGAATATCTTTTTCAGTTGGGAAACCTTGTCCTTTAACAACTGTTCTAAGTGCTTCAGGGTTCATAGATTCAGGATCAAAAGAAGGAAACTCTGGGGGAATTATGCCTCTTTGTTTATTTTCAGATAAATGGCGAGCGCTTGTCCTATAATATATATCAAGAGCTTGAGCTTGAGACATTTTAGCTTCAATATTACGATCGTATTCATCAATTGTAGCCGCAGCAAGTTTCATCATTAAATCCTGCTGTTCTTTGCCCATTTTAAACTTTATCTGCGCTGTTTGCGTTTCTTTATTCTTATTTTCAATTTGATCTTTATTTAACTGCATTTGAGCTTTTTGCTGCTCTATAGCAAATGCAGGATCAATAGCGCCTACAGCTTGAAAAGATGGATTAGGTTGATTAGCATATAACGCTTTCAAGTCCATACGCTCTTGTTGCGCTCTACGGGCGTTTTGTAAAGCTATAGCGTTAGCTTGTGCATCTTGAGTAGCTTTTAAGGTGTCGGGAAATTTAGACGCATAAAATTTGGATAATTCAAGTAAATCACTCATTTTATTTTCCTTTAACCAAAATATTGATTTAATGGCCCACGACCGTTACCCCAGCTATCGCCAGGGCTGAACAAACCTCCAGCTGCACCTGCCAAGCCAGAAATTTGTCCGTAAGGAGCCATCGCTGATTGAGAATTAGCTTCGCCTAATGCTTTATAAGCGGGTTGCATTGCTGTGGCAGCGTTTACTCCTATTTGACCTAAGCCTAATACAGAGTTTTGTCCTAATTTGGCAGGTTCTAAGTACATTTGCCCAATCTGAGCTTTTTGACTTAAATCTTGGGTAAATGCTGTACCGTAAGCTTTTTGCGCTCGTTCCCAAGCCGATTGATATCCTTGAGCTGCTTGACCTTGAGCATAATTATTCATGGCTTGACCAGCCGCACCAGATAGCAAGCCTCCTTTAGCAGCTGCACCTTGTTGAACGCCTTGCAATCCTTGTTGCAATTGAAATTGATACCCTGGTGTTGCTTGTAATTCAGCTAGGTTTCTTACCATCGGTGTGTATAAAGGACTTTGTTTGTAGTCCTCCATACCGTAACGCGATGTTAGGTAAGGTAAATTAGCTTCATATCCTGTAGCCCCAACTTCACCTAAATGAGTGTAAGGCTTAATGTCTTGTTGAGCTTGCCCATAGACTTTCTTTGTCCAATCTAATTGCTCTCGCGCAATTTGAGCTTGCGCTGCTGCGCCCGCTTTCTCGCCTTCCCCTGATGATATTGCCCCTATTGCGGCTGATGCTGCTATTCCCCAAGGCATGAAAACCTCCTATCTGATTTGATACAGAAAATTAATGTGATCCGGTCAACCGGAGAATTATTACGCACCCAATGAACGGCTTGGTTATTAAACCAATAAACTTCACCTGGTGGAGATATATGCTCTCCTTCTTCAAAACAGAACGCTTGATCTGGATGGCTTTCTAACTGTACTGCATATTTGTCATAATACTTGGCATGCCAAGTAGTATCAGTATGGGGTTTGCATAATCCACCAGGAGGAATTTTAGATATTAAGATTCCACCTAATTCTTCACCTTTTACCATAGTCATTAATTGAAAAGCTAAATCCTTAATAGCTGGAAGGCTATCTGCTTCTTTATACCAGCATGAACGGTGTTCGCCATTAAATTTAGCCCAATCACCACCGTCATACTCAGTGAGATCACGAAACCTAACATGAATATCCTCAAATCCATAATGAGGACTAGAAGGTGTATTAGTTCTGATAGGGTTTCTGTTCCAAAGCTGAGGATTACGTTTTAACTGTAACAGTATCTGCGTAATATCTACATTAGCAATGGCCATAATATTATTCATACTATTCCTCTGACACGTTCAATAGCTGCGGTGTTCTGTATATTCATTTGGCATAACATTTTATGCCGTTCTTGGTTAAGTTCTTTGCGAAGCAAATAGTAGTATGCTTCTGACATAATTTCGTAATTAAACAAGTCTTTATAAGCTATTCTATACCCTTTAAGTTGAATCATCAAATCAGCCGAATATGAAGGCATTGCTTTAAAGCCTAGCTCTGCTATTGATTTATTTATATCATCAAAAGGACGATCTATAATTAGCTTTTTAGCAGAGTGTAGATTAAGTTCATCCACCCTATTAAATGCACTGGTTTCAGCAATTCCTAAAGATCCGTTATAATCCATCGCATCTAAATCAGTCGTATGGTAATCCATAGCTGATTCATGAATACACAATGAAGTTTCAGTTGTTAGCAAGTTAGAAACCCAAGCTGTTCCTGATCTAGGAAGTGCTAAAACCATAAAATCTATCATACCCAAGGAACTCCAGATGATAAAACTTTACGAGTTTTATAGGCTTCTAATTCCGCATCTGCTTGTTCTTCTGTTGCCACACCAACCATTGATTGTATCCAAGCTATCACTTCTGCTTCAGTAAGTTCGTTATAAGGAATAATAGCTTTAGTAGGCGATGCTAAAGCAGTATGCCCTTTAATAGTAAAACTATCAATTCCATCAGATACGTCAACTGAAAAATCAACAGCTATTACGACACCATTTTGGTCACTTACTAAATTTATCGGTTTATAAATGTATGTATTCATATTAATAACTTGGATACCATTTTGCTGTAGTTGTATCATACGTCATAATTAAAGCTTTACTTACTACTGCTACACTTGCTAAAGCAATATTTCCAGCGGTTGTCGTAGTAAATAAACCTGTAGGAATAAGCGTAATTTGACCGCCACCAGTTGAAATTGGGTCAGGTGCAGTTATAGTGGCTATAGCTGTTGTACCAGATATAAACGTAATTTGTTTGGTTGGTGCAATAGTAGTAGCTGATGCGATTGTTGGCGCTGCGGCTGACGTTGCTTTCAAACCTGCAATAACTATATTGGATGCAGTTGCTGGTTGAGTTGTTGTACCTATTAAAACATTGCCATTAAAATAATTTGCTGCTGTTCCATTAGCATAAAAATTCCATCTCCCTGTACCTGATGCAGTGCCGCCATAAAAAGCATAGTTATTAGTTCCATTTGGTTGAGCAGTTGAAAAGAAAGAATAATTATTGGTAGCCGTAGTCTGAGAGCCTATAAAAACTCCATACTGATTAGTTACTGTTTGATTAGTCCCTAAAACATATGCACCTAGTTGCAACCCATATACACTTGTTGTAGTATATGCACTACCACTTGACGCTCCCACGCCTGACATAAAAAACCCTGATTGAGTTGTGGTTGCGGTAGCTGCAAAAGTTCCTCTAAATGATATTCCTCTTGAAGTTGTTGAAGTTAGTGGGTCAGTTCCATTAATACTAACCCAATCATTAATGTTTGTTGTACCTCGGTAGATAACGCCTGAAAATGCCGCTGTATCTGTAGTTGATGTGCCAGCAGAAAATGTACTAGAAGCGGAAAGTGTAGTGAATGCCCCTGTATTGCGAGTTGTTGCCCCCACTGTTCCATTGATATTAATTGATGCTGTACCTGTTAAATTCGTAACTGTGCCGCTTGATGGCGTTCCTAATGCACCATTAAAAGTTACAAATGCTCCGGCAGTTCCTACATTTGTTCCAAGTGCAGTTAATACGCCTGTTCCAGTTGTAATTGTGGCTGGTGCAACACCAGCTCCGCCACCAATCATTAAAGCATTAGCTGTTAATGCTGCGGAAGTATCCCAAGTAGACGCTGAGCTAAAATAAGGAATTCCTCCTGAAGTACCTGCAACAGTAAAAGCTGGGGTAGATGTAGGGGTTGCAACCGATATTACTCCCCCAGTAAACCCTACTGAAGTAACTGTACCTACTGATATTGACCCACCTAAGCTAGTAGAAGTTCCATTAATAGTAATGGCTGAATTGGTCAAGCCTGCATTAGGAATCCCTGTAAAATTTGTTCCTGTAAAAGTAGGCGCTGCCCCACTATTAATACTTTGAGGTAAACTTAATGTAACTGCACCTGTTGAAGCAGATGCAATAACTTGGTTAGTTGTACCTGTAATTGACGTAACGCCATTAGACCCTTGAATACCCGCAACAGAAATTGTCCAGTTAGCATAAGTACCTGATCCGCCAATAGAATCAACATTGACTACTAAAGTTGTACCGCTGAAAGATGTAATTACACCTTCCATGTAATTAGCAGGCGTAGTGACGTAAGCCGCTCTAACTCTAGTTCCTACAGTAAAAGCCGTTGAAATATTAGAAAGGTTTGTAGTAAATGTTTTTGATCCTGTTGCAATAGCTACAGAAGAAACCGAAGTTAAATTGTAATACCCTATACCTACTTCAGTAACGGGTGTTGCTGTAACGATTACAGAAGGGCTTTCAGGATGTGTTGGTGAAGTCCCAGCAGGTAAAGTCTGTAAACTTACTTGCGTACTATCAACATTCCACGCCAATTGAAGGTAATCGCCAGCGCTTAATTTTAATACATAATTCCAACTTACAATATTAACGCCATCAATACTGCCATGCTTTTGCTGAATAGCTACTGTACCCATAGAATCAGTAACATCAGTACCGTTAAGTCTTAACCATACTTGAGCATTATGGATTTGGCTATCTTTATTTACAAATTGTGCCGAAAACTGAAGATTGTAAGCGCCTGCATAAGCAAAGGTAATTCTACTGCTAGATACTATACTAACACCATTACTATCCGCATCGGTGCTGTTAAGTGTTATCAAATAAGCTACAGTTGTACTGGCGGCAGTTTGATTAGTTGTATCCCAGAACGATCCCCAATATCCTGTTGTACCAATACCTGTCGCTACAGTTGCCCAAGTAGGCACTGTTGAGCCATTAGATGTTAAAACCTGACCTGCTGATCCTGCTGCGGTAAATGCGTATTGAGTACCGTTACCGACAGCAACAGCGCCTGCTGTGGGCGTATCTGTACCATTTGTTCCACCATTGGCAATAGGTAGCGTTCCAGTAAAAGTGATATTGGGTGTTGTTCCACCGCTAGAAGCAATATTTCCGCTTCCGGTAACAGCAGTAACTGTACCACCTGATCCAGTAGCACTCAACGTTCCAGCTACAAATGTAACCCCACTTCCAATTGTTACATTACTAAATCCACCAGTACCATCGCCATATAAAATAGCTGTACCGGACGTTGCTGGTGCTTTGCTATTAAAAATATTCCAATCAGTCGAAGATAGATATCCATTTGAACTAACCCCAGATTGACTGATACTAATAGCTGGTGTAGTCCCTCCAGAAGATGCGATAGGCGCTGTTCCTGTTACAGCAGTAACCGTTCCACCTGATCCAGTTGCAGATAAAACACCACCTGCAAAAGTAACACCTGAACCGATAGAAACTGAACTAAAACCTCCAACGCCATTACCGTAAAGAATACTGGTTCCAGTTGTAGAAGGCGCATACGTTACCCAAATGACTCCGTTCCAATAAATCATTTGATCTATTGTCGTATCAAAATAAGGATACCCTATGTAAAGATTTTGAGTAGGTCTACCTGATGTAGGGCCACTAGCTACAACTGATTGCAGAATAGGTTGTAATTGGCTAAACCATTGCGCCCAAGGAGGTTGTACTCGATCATTAGCATCAACTAAAGTAGTCTGAAAAGGAGGTTGGGAAATAGCCATTATTTAGACGCCTGTGTTGCATAAGCCGCAGCGCCGATCAATACTGTTTTGATTGGATCAGTTATTCTAAATTTAAAAACATAATTTCGCGACACTCCTAATCTTCGCCATTCAGCGCGGCTTAAGAAATCTCCTTGCGCTCCGCAGGTAGCCCACATCTCATCACCCCAAGTATATCCACCATCTCGGCTTACTTGTAACATGACTTGAGGATTTTGACCTTGACCGTCATTAAGCCCTCCACCTTGTTCCATATCTAATCGCAAACGATAAATATGAAGCTTATTAAATGAGGTGTTTACAAAGAAATGAGGTGTTATTAATTCTCTTGCAATCAGATCACCATTATCTGTGTAAGATGCAGGATCGAGAATATACAAATTACCATTACGGTAATCGGAAGTTATTACATGGAAATCAAATTGACAGCCAAAATTAGCATAATGTCTTGTGGTAGCACCAGATAACAAGGTACTCCAAACTTGTGAAGTTGCATCATAAAGCCAAGTAACGCCTTGTTGTTGAAAACTTATTTGATAAAATTCATGCCCATTTTGACGATAGCTAAATGCAATAGCGTCGCTTGGATTTACATATTCATTAAATAAGAAATCTAAATCTGGAGTAGATACAGTAACAGGGCGATAATTTTGAATCGTTACAACTGATAAACCTCCTCGTCTAGCTCGTCCTAGATAAATTAGTTCACCATTACATCGAGCAATGCTCCATCTAGCAGCTACACCCATATCTGTAGGAGATCCAGGAATCCTTAACAAAGGAAACGGATACGCGCCAATATCTTGCCAATATTCTTGAGATATAAACCCTAATAAAACTAAACAACTATTATCTACGGCAACAGCTTCTAAATTATCCGTATAGGCTTCTTTACTGGCAAATGACAATGCGTTCCATGTGAAGCCGTCATAAAGCTGAGATAGATAAAATTGTCTTGTATTAGGAGAATTAACAATAAAATATCCATCTAAGAAAGTTACAGTGTTACCTCCTGGAAAACCCGCAGCAGTAATCTGTCTAAAATTATTAATTACCTGTAAGCCCCCTGCGCCAGTTGCTATAGTTGCGGGGATTGTAAAATTCCATTCATTAGATAAAGTACATGTCCCTGTGCCTATTGTAGCTCCTGTAGCTGCAAATGATGTTCCTACTTCATTATTCTGCGCGCCAACTAATTGAAAATCTGAAGTTCCTACACTATTAATTGTGTACTGAGTCCCTACTACTAATGCCGTAGCATTTATAAGAGGAAAATTAACTGTATATGTACCTGATATTGCTGGCCCAGCAGTGACAAGAATTTCAACTTTGTCATTTGCATGTCTATTAGTTGCATTTTCAGTTACTGTGACAATATTCCCTGCTATAGCCAAATAACTTAATTGAAGTGTTTTAGGCTCATAAATATAGCCGTTTTGCCCATCGACAATTATAATTTGTTGAGCATTATCAGATATAGATACTGTGCCTTCGGCAGTTGAAAGCGTTCCTCTTTCAATAGCTACGCCATTTTTATCAATTTCTATTAATTTATTAGCGTTTACTGAATAGAGTAAATTTAATGATTGAAGCCACCATAATCCTCGCGAAGGGTTCTTACCTGCATTAGCAAATAAGGTTAAGCCCGGAGTTGGGTATGCTGCTAAATTTGTTTTATCTTTTTCAGGTTTAACTTCAAGAAAAAGATTCTGTCTTTTTTGAGCAGAAACAGCTTTAGACCGTCCAGCTATGCCAGCCCCTAATATAGGAAGAACAATGGCTTCTGGCATTATCGTCCGTATCCATCGCTATAAATATTGTATCTCATTTGGCTGGTACTCATAAGCGCTACATCCGTACTAAGGGTAGGAGTTCGTTGATTAATTCTCTTAATGCGTTTAATAGCATTTTGAGCTAAAGCAACAGAAGTTTGTCTAATATCAAATTGATATTCTTCCGCAATTCGAATTGCTAAATTAAACACTATGGCTTCCCAATAGCCTGGAGGAAGGCTAATGTAAGCTGTGGGGTCATTAACAACTGTAAAAGGCTTCCATGATGTCAAAGTAATAGTTTCATTACTAGATGAACATATTGGATAGATGTAGACATTTCCAATAGGAAAGCCTCTATCATAAAATAAATATCCTGGAAAATTAGTTTGTAAGCTTTTAAGTCTTACTGCATTGTAATCATCCCATTCCATAATTTGCATGGGGTAATCAACAGGAATACTTCCTGTGTAAATAGTAAAATAAGCATCTACAATTCGGCTTGGCCTAATAGTATTCCAAGTAGCTCCAAGTCCTATAGTGTAAGGATTGGTATTAGCTGATAATTGGAAGGTTTCTCTAGTGATCTGATAGAGCATCAATTCATCAGCAGACCACGAATCTAACATGCGATTAAGCGATTCTATGCCATCTTTAAGCTCATTTGCAGTTAAATCAGTATCTACTGAAGATACTTGAATTAATCGCATCGCAGCTCTTACTAAATCATTCCCTGTGTAAAGTTGGCCAACATTGCTGACCATTGAAACAGCAATAGCATAAGGTGAAATATGCGCCCATTCTTCTGGGGCATTACTCCAAAAAACTGATCGATTACCCCAAATAGGCCCTGGCAGCGTCCAAATAGCATTAATGAAAACCGTTGATATGAGGTTTCCACCTATCAACTGGATGTCATAATCTTGAACTCCGTCAGCTACCCAAAAAGATATATTATAGCCGCTAGAAATTACAATTGGATTAGCTATAGGCGTAGTCATTGCCTGATCTTGGAAGATTGCTACCGCAGATGAAGTATTTGCGTAAAATACTTCAGCGGAGATCAAACCTAACTGACCCCCTAACTGAGGAACTAAATCAAGAGTAAAATATCTAGCCATTATATTAGCCCTTTAAGTAGTAAATATTTCTATTTTTAATGTACAATTTATTTTCATTTTTGCACCTTTAAAAATATTTTCATCAGTATTAAAGGATATCCTAACGTATTAGCTGCATATGCTAATTTAATGTGCAAAGATTTATCAAATATATTGCGCATATTAGCCTCTAAAGCACCTATTAAATATAAAAAAACCCTACACATAAAGGAGTTATAATATTGATTTCGTTTAGGCTTTTCATCAGTAGTAATAACACAATCACTAGGCATAAGGTTAAAAGAATCTAAAATCATTTAATATCCTAAATTATCTGCTTAACGTCATTACAACAGTAGAGCACCAATTAATAGACGTTGCTGCAATTCCGGTTACATTGATTTTTAGTGTTGTTATATCTAATATAGCAACAGGGATAGTAGGAAATGAATCGGGATTCCACGAACTGTCAGTAGACCAAGAAGTAGTAGCCGTACTAAGCGTCATTCCCACTGATGTGCGCCTAAATCCACAAGAAAACTCATAGCTTAACGAGTTTGTCCCTCCTGATCCTGATGCTACCAATGTTGCTTTAATTGTGCCGCTTGTTCCAACTGGTATATCGTAAGAAAACAATGTTTTTGTTGTTGCGTCTGTTGTTGTTAGCTTGTAAGTCTCATTTAAAAACCGACCTGAACCTTTAAGCAGGTTGTTATTTTGCTGTGTATTAACATCAACCGCTGATGGAGTTATTCTTATATAACCCAATGCTGGTGTAGTTGCCTTGCTTAAATCATTTTCTGAGACTATACAGGATGGATTAGCCCGATCATGCGTTGCCGTGTACGTTGCCTGTATTAAAATAATATAGTCTGTTGTTCCAGTGTCTAATCTAAATGTACATGAATTAACAATTATTGATTCACAATTTGCATAAATAGCAGAGCCAATTCCGGTTGAGTTTGATGAATTATTACTATAAAAATCACAGCCAATAATTTTTGCGGATGATACTTCAACATATGATGGTACCGTTGCTGATCCTTGCAAAAATACAGCCATGTTTTTAGCTTGACAAAATGTACAGCCAATAAACGAAAAGTTACTTAGCCGGTTTATTGAGCCTACCCATGAATTTGCATCAGTAACACGAACCATAAGGCAGGTATCAGCTTCATTGTTTCCTCTAAAAAAACTGTTACAAAATCTTATGTTTTGATATACAGATGTAACCGTTGATAAGTTATTTCGAGGAATACCATTGTTTACTATTCCTGACACGTTTACATTTATTGATGTTCCAACACTTGCTGGATTATCAAAATAGCAGTTAGTCATCATTACATCAGTAATCATATAACTGCTAGATGTTCCATCAGGCTGGAACAAGACAGAGTTAGAACAACCTGCTATGTGAGTATTTTCTACGTATAAGCCATCACACGATTTTACTAAAATACCTGAATTTAAAAATAAGGTATTATCATTTTTATTTCCAAGTATCTCGCAGTCTGTAATGTGCATCCCTCCACCCGGAGTGTTAGTGCTTGGCAACACAAATGATGATGCGTCAATTCCATATAGCACAATAGCTGCAAGAGGATCTGTAGTAATCCTTCCACCATACCGAAAATCACAACCAGAAATTAAAGTTGTTGTACTTGCATATGACGCAATACCAACATTAAAATGCAGGAAGGTACAGTTAATAACTTTTGCCTCCATTGTTCTATAGAGGATCACAGCGGTATATGCGCTTGCCATATTAGTTGACGCAAACCTTATATTTTGAAAAGTAGTGTACCCAACTTGATAAGTATTTAGCGTATCTGTATAGTCTCCTATGTTGAATAAGTTACAATCTCCTTGTATAACTGCACCTTTTCCAACCTCTCCAATGACGCCTATGCCATTTGATGTTATATATAATGTAGATGAAATTAAATATATGCCGGATGGAAAAAGTATTTGCATACCACGTCCAGACAAAACGTTTGGATTAGTTAAAATATTTTGAGCATAATCTATAGCAGCTTGAATAGCGGCGGTATCATCAGCAATACCGTTACCAACGGCGCCAAAGTCTTTAACTGATATTTGATCTCCAAAGCCATCGCTAATCAACCTTGGTAAAGCCCCAGTAATAGTTGTACCGTTACTTGAAGCTTGAAAAGTGCTTGATGTAGTTACTGAAGCCCCAGCAGAGCTTAAGCTTAAACCTGTAGGATTTCCATTACCATCTTGAACTTGTTGTAGTGATGAAGTTATGCCGCCAGGAACCTGCAATAAGCCTGGAAAGGATAATTTTTGTTGCTGATTCGCTAGGCTAGACATTTACTATTCCTCAAATTTGGTCGATCTAACACGTTTTACGGGGATTTCTTTACCCTTAATATCCCATTCTTGGGAAGTTAGCCATCCGTCCTTGGATAAAGCTTTATATTCTTGCTCATCAACGGCAATTGTTGAATTGTCATATGAGTCTTTGTGCATCGAGCATGGATATTCGATTGCCATAATTCACCTTAAAGGAAAAAGGTGGAGGACTTTATCCCTCCACCTTCAACTTACTATGGGTTATTAGCCGCAATTGCACCGTAGTTACTTGGTGATGCTGTCATAAAGTCAGTAGCAACAGGGTAAGAACGAACAATTTGAACTAAATATGTATCAGCTGCTGGAGTTTTACTTGCAGCAGTTGGGTTTACATAAGTGATACTAATAGTATTAGCAGCTTTTACTCTTGCGCCAGCTATAGCAACGCCAGCAGTTTGAGCTGCTGTAGTTGATACTGATACAAAATCACCTACAGCAACGCCAGTAAGAGTAAAATCTTGCTCGGCAGTGGTAATTGTTGCAACAGCAGCAGGAGTTACTGCCAAAGATACAATAGATGTAGCGCGGATTGGTGCGACTGCAACTATATTAGGGCCTGGATTACTCATATTAAAATACTCCTATTAACCAGTGATACGGCAAGCCAGCTCAGGATAAACTGTGCTGAAACCATAAAGAACATCCAGACGAGTTGGTAGCTGATCTGAGTTAATATCGTATTGGCGAACCAAACGAATTGACAGACCATCAGCAGAAGCACGTCCAGCCATATCAACACCTTGAGGTAATAATAGGTCAGCAGTACCAAGAGCAAACGCATCGCGATGGAACGCAATAGCATTGGCGTAGCTTGCACCAGCAGAACCTGAAATTACAGTAGCGTTGCCAGACGCAATAGTACCAGTGGTGCTAGTTACGTTTTGGAATTGACCGCTAAATACAGGTGTTGGGAATACTTGAACTGTTTGTGAAGAACCAGTACCAGTAGTCAACGCAGTTACTACGAAGTTACGCAGTGTGCCAGTTGATTGACGGTTTTGTGGGTTCACAGCGTAAACGCCAGGTATTGTGAAAACAGTACCTTGAGTTAAAGTTTTACCATTAGTAATAGTAGCAGTTAAACCAAAAGTAGTTGCAGCGTTAGTTTGAACAGAACCGCCAGCTTGTGCAGCTACAGCGATAGTGTCAGTACCAACGATGAAAGATCCAGAAGTAAAGTTACCTACGTTTTGATCCATTGCAAAGTTAAAGCCTAAAGTGCTGTCGCCCATTGCGCCTTTCTTGAATATTTCAGAAATAACACCTTGTGGGTTGAACAAGTTAGTCAAACCAG